AAAAGTTAAACGAATTGGGTGGCGTTGAATTGGTGTAATTGTCATTTCCGTACCTATCTGTGCCAATGCCCTTGATTGGCTACAGATTTAGAGTCTCATGCCGATCTGACAATGTCTAACACATTTATATAACGAAACGGTAACGATTATCTAGGTCGGCCGTAGGACTTTCCAGACACGATAAATGTGCCGTCCTTTTCAATATTGATTAAATCGACTTGAACCTTGGATCCTTGGACATACATAATGGCAAAAGCCTGTTGCCAATTGGCTGAACCCTTTGTGTAATGAGCTTGCTTGAAGTCCATAAGATTGCCGACCTCAACACCATGCAGAACACGCCCTATACGGCCTCCAGAGGCCTCTGAGAAGGCCGACCTGCCTGCCCTGTGAGTATGACCTGAGATGACATTCTTACCGTGCCTACGAGCCGCTTCTAGGGCTGATAAGCCCCCCTGTGGCTTGATTGGTGTATGGTCGCCATGAACAGCAATCCAATTGGGAGCAATGGCCATAGGGTTTTTGTGGAAGGTAATGCCCAGCTCATCAAACTTCATGAACTTCTCAAAGCGAAGCTCTGGCAATGCACCAAAGGCAGGCACTTTAGCCATGATGATGTTATAGAGGCGATCTGTATGGTTACTACGGATGCAATCAGTAACGCCTAAATCCCAAAGAAGTTGCACGGCCTCGTTGCGATCATCATCTAGGGTCTGGGCATAACTGCCCATGCGACCTTCTTCCCACTTGCTTATCTGTGGTAGGTCAATCTCATCGCCTATTGTGACTACTTGATCTGGCTTAAACTTTGTGATGAAGCTAGCAAGGTTACGGGTTGCAACCCTGTCATGGTAAGGGACCTGACAGTCGCTGACAATAACGATTCGCTTAATCGTCATCCTCATCTTCATAGTCGCCAAACTTCTCTGGCTCTATCGGATCAGGCAATATCCAAGCAGGATAGGCTGATCGTTCAACGATAATGCCTAGCACTGTTTCTTCATCAAAGCCTGCACGCTTTAGAGATTGAGCAAACTCATACATTCCAATGCAGTAAGCATCAAGAGCTGAGTAATCTTGCTCAACTAGATTCTTAGTTGCTTTTCTTGCCATAGCAAAATTATCGCTCTAGAAGTATGTTGTAGATCTCATCGACACGCTGATTGAGTCGCTTAATCTCTGATAGCAGATGAGTAATAACATAGCCTGCAAGACCACCAATGATTAGCAAGGTGCTTATGTAAAGGCTGAAGAAATCTGTTTGGCTCACTTCTTAATTCCCATTGCTGGATCGTTAGCGTTAAGGTAGCGAAGCACAGGTGGCAGGATAGAAGCCACGCCTGCTGCAATGAGTGCTTTAGGGTCTGTGACTCCAGCTGCTGCCATTGAGATAACTGCTACTAAGAAGGCTCTAGCCCATGAACCTGCTGCTGTTTTTAATTCATTCATTACTGGCTCCTAACATAGGTACTTGAAAAAAAGCCCCATCATCGTCAGCTTCTTTTGCAAACGAGATATGGCAGTGGTGGTTATGTTTGTTTGAGCCCTCATATGGTCGCCATTCCCAAGCCTTTTTGCTAGAGGCGATACGACCATCAAAGATAATGTAGGTAATGCGTCTTTCTTTTTTAGACTTGCATAGGAGACGAATCTGATCTGCAAGATCTGGCATGAGGTCTGGCTTAGCCCTACCACTGAGATCACGATCAACATCGATGGCACGAACCCAGCCATCAACATCGGGATTATGATCGCTAGGGCGAGCTGCGTGTCGAGTATCACCGATCCAGCCATCCGATGTGCGATCACGACTTGGGTATGAGTCATCAAACTGCTCTCGGAGTTGAATAGCAGCTTTACTTAGTCTTGGCTTCATCCGTCACAATTGGTGTGGATTGTTCCGCTTGTTGCTCATCATAGGTTGATTTGAGCATAGAAGTATATTGGCCATTGCCGTGGTCAATAATTAAATATGCAATTAATTCACCTGATATTGAGTCTTTAACTTGTTCGATTGTCATACTCATAGTTCTGCTCCTACTCCAACATAGCCACTTGTAGAATTGTTTGATGTCAAGCTATAAGGTCTATTAACTGTTAAACCTGATGCAACTGATGGGTAAAGACATACTGTATTTAATCCGCTCTGGCTTCCTGTTATTGTCATACTTGTTACAGTTGTGTTAGTTCCACCTGTAGTTAAATTGAGTGTTGAATAGTCTAGAGTAGTTGGAGTACTACGCATTGTTGATGGCAGAGTCAGTGGAATTAAAGCCGTTGTGGTTTGATCTGCAAAGCCACTCGCAAAATAATTGTATGTACCCTGCGCGTTTTGGCGATAATAATAACGCTGACAAGCGGCTAATTCTCCTTGAATTGTTGCCCCAGCGCGAGAAAAAGCGGTAGCGACTGAACCTAATTCTAATTGCACACCAGTTATTTCATAGTAGTCATTAGTACTAGCAGTTCCTACTGGAGTAAAATAAAAAGCGGTAGCCAGTTCTGTTGCAGATGAAGAAATTGTTGCTGAATAACTGAATCTTTGCCAAGTCGTTGTTAATGTAGCATTTTGATTAATAGGTGTTGCAGACCCAGTAAATCCACTTAATAGATTTTGGTCTGTGCCAGTTCCTGAATAAATAAGTGCTTGTAATATGCTGGAAGCAGCCGAATAATTAGCACCTGCTCTAGCATAAAAAGAAAATGTTACGGTCTGCCCTGCATAGCGTATGGCATTTGCACTTTCGATTGATGAACTAAAAAACAATCCACCTGTTCCTGTTTGTCCGCTGTTGCGTTGGAATCGCGTACAATATTGAATATTTGGAAGATTTGTTGTGTCATTAGTCGCTTGACGTGAAATAGTCATTGCTTGATTTGCACCTGTATTGAGACACCATCTGTCTGTTGTGTAAGTTATTCCAGCCGATGCTGCAACTGAGAAACTTGTGCCTCTTTGCCATATATCCATACCGCCATTAACAATTAAATTTTTGCCTGCGGAACTAGATGCTTGATAGCGCAACCCTGTTGAAGCGGAACTATCTGCTACAAGTGTCTCGCCATTGTTGCCCACACTGAGGTTGGCAGGAGTTGATGCGCCTGTTGCAGCTGCGATAGATCCCTTGGCTGTGTAGGTCGATTTAGGAGTCATTGTCGCCATAGTCGTGTCGATGGCATTACCCATCGTGCGAATGGCAAGAGCACCATTTTTAACTAGGTCGGTATTGTCTGGCTCTGGCCAGCTATAATTCGGACTTGTTGCCATTTAAGATAGTGCTCCTGTCGCGTTGTTCCAGATAAGTGTAGCATTTGTGGTTGCCCATGTTATTGTGCTAGGCAAAACTGTATCCCATTGTGTCGTTGATAATGAGAACTCTGTAGCTGAGATGTAAAGGGTTATTTCCACATAACTTGGAGTGGCTCTAAGAGCTACATTCTCTACAAAACCTTCAAAGGTGCCACCAAGAAGATTGCTTGGCAGATTGCTGATAAGCACAGGCTGACCGAAATAAACTCCCACTAGGCTGTCAAGCATTGAAGTCGGCATGTCTGGATTATCTAGACGGAAGGTGATTGCTCCAAGTGAGCCTTTAGGCACACGCCTTAGATTAAGTTCTCTATTGGCAATATCCGTGATGTCTGCAAGGTTCTTGATGTTAGAGTCAAATGAACGCTCAAACAGGCCGTAAGTGGCTATGGAGTCTGCGTCAGAGGTACTGTAGGTGCTGCCGTATCCTGTGGCATAGCGATAGATAAGGCTGTTACGGATGCGAGCAGTCTGAGTTGTTGAAGTGATAGATCTTGGCGATGCATACGAGCCATCGAGGAAAGTATAGCCATTTGCTGCAAGAGTGTTAGATCTGTGGTCTGCATCGTCATAATTGACATCACCATTCTTGCCTTCACTAAGTTGGCCCAATGCGCTGCTAGCGATCTGATCTGCAAGGGTCTGAGATTTAGCGGTCGCACTAGCTGCTAAAGCCACCATTGTGTAAAAACCTGAGTCAATAGTGCCTATGTAAGTCTCGGCATCATTCCATGTGACAGTCGCTGGATAGGTGTCCCATGTATCTGTTGGAGTTACCTCTGCCCATGACAGGTTAAGAGCTGCGCCAAGGATCGCACTTATCTGTGCGCCATCTAAACCTTCTGCAAGGGCGGTGTTATAGACAACCTTTGTCAATTTAGCCAATGAGCCAATGCCAAGAATTGTGCCAGTAGTAATGTAGCCAGTCTCATCTGGGCTTCTGACTCCCACATTAAAGTCTGATACTTCGCCACCAAATACTGTGACATAAGTGCCACTGCCATTTTTAAGTTCTAAGGTAATTGGCTCAGTAACATTGATCGTAAAGGCTGCATTAGTAGTGTTGATAATTTCTACTTGGCAGTAACCTGCTGTGGCTTGTCGATCAATGTCCAAACGACCAGAAGCAAAGGACACAGAGGTGACTGTCGTATAGACATCATCACCTACAGTAACTCGCCACTCTGGAAGCCATGGCATTAGTAAGCACCACCTCGTAGAGTTCCACGATCTACAGCATCTTGGATTACTTGATTGACTGCCTCTGCAATGGCGTTAGGATCTCCAATACCAGCTTGAATAGTTATATTAGGCATGAAAGATGATGAAAACTCTCGTCCATTAGGTTGAATGATCGTGCGCACAGCTGGAAGGATTGTGCTTTCAATTAGGTTAGATCCAATACTTGAAATGATGCCACCAAGAGCAGCAACATTGGCATTAGTCTCAGCGATAGTCGTAGCTGGATTCATACCTGAAATAGATGGTACTGGAGTGGCCGCTACTGATGCAGTTTTAGAGCCAGTGTTAGCCAGATTGATAAGACCAAGTAAGCGTAAAGCCTCGTTGAGATTAGCAAGATTGATAAGATCTTTAGGCATCAAAGTATCAAGGATAGATTTAATGTCTAAAAGTTTTACATTTTGCTGACCTAAAGCCCCAAGGATTTTAAGGTCTGCATTAAGTTTATTGGTTGCAGCTACAATCGCTGCTTCATCCTTAGAGGCAATTGCATCTTCCAAGGCAAGGATTGACTTCTTGACATTCAATCGAGCAGTGTCATTAGCAATTTGCAAGACTTGTGATGAAGTAGTTGCTTTGCCCAGTTGCTCAGCCTGATTGGTCAGAGCTGCTGCAATCTGGATCTTGTCCATGTCAAAGACATCTGTGGCCTTGTTTAGGGCAAGGTTTGCCTTCTCTAAAGCAGCTTTAGATTTGTCTGTTGCAAGTTGCTTAGTTTTAAGTGCTAATAGTTCTTTGTTACGCTTTACAGCAGCAGCTTCTAATTTAGCCAACGCTTGCTGTTGTTGCACCTGTGTAAGAGTGAGCTTCTTTTCTTCCTTTTTAGCAGGACTTAAAGTGACGCCAGCCTGCTTGCCTGCAAACCCCATGAAGATTTGGCTAGGCAAATTCTTTAGATTCTTAATCAGGTTAGGAATAACACCCAATGCCGAACCTGTGGCTGAGGTAACCTTAGCAATAGCAGTTGCAATAGTCTCTATAGCAAATGCTGCATCACTAGCCTCAGTACCGCCACCAATCCGAGCAAAAGCATCTACTAAACCGCCACCAATAATTTCAGAAGCATTACCAGTAGCAATACCCAATACATTCATCTGATAAGAAGTAGAGCTTAAATAATCCTCGGCTGATCCAGCAGACCGAGCGAGCATAACGCTTAGGATTTCAGAAAATGATTTGGATTGAAGTTCTGCTCTAGTCAATCCAGTATTGTATTTAGCAAGCCCTCTGGTAACTCCTACATAACCTTTAGCCAAGTCGCCTGATACTGTGGCTAAATCAATCCCAGAGGCACGGCTAATCTGAATGGCATTGTTAAGTAATTCTTGAGACTTTGTAAGACTGCCGGTGGTTGTCAGCAAAGATTGAAACGCTGGACGAAGAACATCGTCTGCGATAGCCGCTGACTTTTCTAGATTGGCAATGTAATCTGCAATTTGAGGATTAGCAAAGCCAATGCCTAAGTTCTCTACAGCTGTTGTCAATCGTCTTGCTGCTGCTTCATCTGCTGCAAAAGCCTTAACAGATGCTTTGCCATAAGCGATAATTGCAGAGGTGCCATAAGCAAGACCTACAGCACCAGCTAGTTTTTTAACATTGCCCATAAGTTTCTGGGTTGCTGTGTCCGCTTGCTTAAACGCCTTTTTACCAGTGAATTCAGCGGCAATATCAATCTTTACATCGGCTGCCATTACTTCACCTTCAATCTTGATTCTAGTTTGTCTTTAGAACTTTCAATAGCCTTAATGACTGCTGCCTGTGTTCTTCCTTGATCTTCTGCCCAAGCACGAAAGATTGCGCGACCTTTCATCTTATTGCTAGCGCGTCCTCTTTGTCCTTCTTGGCGAACATAGGCATTGACAATCTGACCTGTTTGATTCATGGCGTCAATAAATTGTTGTCCTGCATAAGGGTTATTACTTTTGCCATAGCCTTTGCCTGTGCTAGTCATATAGCGATGCTCACCGACACCTGTATCAAGTCTGCGTGTAGGTATGACTACTTCACGCATTTTGCCTTGTGGTCTGCCCTGTGGATTCTTACGACCAGCGGTTTCATAAATTGCGCCTGACACAGAAGCATTGACAATGCGAGCTAAAGATCTAAAACCTGATCGATTAGGCTTTGATGGTGTTGTTTTGTAACCAATGCCACGCTTTGCCTCAGATGAGGACCAGACACGATTAGACCAAGAACCCTTTTGATTACTATCAGCCCAACCACTCAAAGGAGTCGTAGAAGGTATAAATCCACGAGCCTTAGCAGTAATCGGCTTTAGGATTGCAGCTAATTCTTTCTGAGTTTCTTTAGCAAGATCTGGAGTAAATTGCTTTAGAGCCTTACGGAGTTCAACGCCGCCCTTTACGCTTGCTGGCATCGCTGGACTCCTTTGCTTCATCTTTTAGACCTTGAACTAGAGCATCTAGCATGGTCTTATCTAATTCCAATAACTGCTGTGGCGCGATTCCCAATCTAATGCTTAGCCTAGCAATTAGATAGGTGAATGGAAGATCGCGCTTTAAGCTAAAGGGTCTGAGTCGAGCACCTCAACACTTTTAAGTGTCTCGATGAAGTCAATCCCAAAAGGCTTAACAGATTCACCTGACCTGCGAGTGACTTCCCATGCCAACCAATAAACATCCGTCTGCTTTTCCTCATCGCGGAAAGCCTTGTGGAAACCCTTTTTAGCGTATTGCTCAAATGCGTACTCCACTGCTGGGGTGATCTCGCCTTCTAGCACGCTTCCATCTGTACGAACGATCTTTAGTTTTGCCATGGTTTGCCCCTTTGTTTAATTGTTTAGAATGTGCCTGCTGTGGCTACTGCAACTGTTGAGTTAGCAGTAAATGTAATTGACTGTGTGCCAATATCGCCAACAGCACCATTGATGTCTGTTGTGTTATTGACCAGCAATGAAACAGTGTAAAGAGGATTAGTCGCTGAGACTGCTGTTCCCTTTGTCTGTAGAAATACAGCTGTGACTGTTGTTCCCCATGCTGCCTGTAGTGTTGCCAATACATTTGCTGACGCTGTGTCGTTTAGGAAGTCAATAGTTATAGTAGATGCTTCCAAGCCTTTTACGAACTTGTGTGCTGAGTCACCCATTGCAGTTACTTCTAGCTCATCGAATGTGCGGTTGATTGTTACTGCTGTGACATGGTCTGAAAGATCGACTGAGTTGATC